CCGGCTTCCTTCAACCCTTTAAGGATAAATCATGTGCAAATCACGTAAGTCTTCCGTTAAGAAGCTCTCAGTGAGTCTTGTTCGTTCAGAGTCGTCCCTCTCTCCTAAAGATGCAGCCAAAGAGTTTCTTGGCGGCATGAAGAAAGAGGAAGGGATATTAACCCCGGGCGAACTTGTCGATGTTGTGCGTGTCTTGGGTTACTGGTCTTGCGATCAGTACCTTTTGGCATCTGCAGCATCGTCAGACATTGGTCGCCACTATCTTTGTATAAAGCTGGTGGAGGCCCTTTCGCAGCAGTTCGAAGTTCAACTGTATGGTACTGTTGTCTACGAACTGATGGACTCAGAGTTGACGCATAAGCACCTCCTTGAGGTGTGTGCGTTGCTGAGCCACATGGTTAGTCTATAACGGGTTCCCTTTTACAGGAGCATCTATGTCTGGACATTTGTTGGAAAAGCATAGGGTCCTATTGGACCTTCTGGCTGATCTCTCCCGTGCTGTCAATAGGGTCTTCACAGACTCTAGAGAAGGCTTGGAAGTGATCGACGTCGACGAGTATATGATCACTCGTGACCTGATCCTTCGGTTGTCCAGAACTCTGGATGCTGAAGTACACCGGGTCTGCTTTGAAGAGCGGCTTTCCAACCGCTCTTGTTGCGGAGGTGATTGATGCCGACCGTTACGTCTACACCTAAGGTCCCGTACAGATTGTTTGGGATCAGGCGCAATAATGGCTTCATCGATGGATATGTAAATCAGTCCACGATGACTCCATACGGCAAGACAGTTAGCAGGTCGACTATTTCCAACCCTTCGTGGCGAATTCAGATCGCTAAGCGTCAAGATGCCGGCATGCAATATCTGGTCGAAAGCCAGAAGTGCACTGTCGGTACGTCGACGTGTGAGGGCGTTGGTATTAGGTCGTGGAAAGGTTACACCTCCGAGGGGTATGTTCGTACCCTCGGTTTGTTGCCTACCACGTTCCTTAGTACCGATACCACCACACAGCAAACGGCCTTGACGCGGCTTAAGCGAAAGCTTAAGAAGCGAGCTGGAGGTGCTGACGCACTTGTTCCAATCTTAGAGGCACGAGAGCTTCGCGGTTTATTCCGCCAGGCTGTTTCGATGTCCGAAAGGTTGTTGCTTGTGCTAATCAACGCCAAAAGGAGCAAGGGTCGGTCAATCAAGCGATACGCTAAGGACATCCATAAACGGGCGTCCGAAGCATGGCTGGCCTACGGCTTTGGAATTCGCCCAATCATAAGCGATATCCAGAACGTGGCGTTAGCTATCGATGACTTCTTTAATCAAGGGGACATCGGTATCCGTGATTCAGCATCAGCGAAGAAGACGTGGTTAACGCACTCGAAGTTAGGTCCTTACACCGGCATAGCCGGAGCGGATCTTTACTATCAAGCCACGTTGTTGCACACACTTTCTTATCGCTGGTACTGCGGTGGTCAAGCAGCCGTTAATGCAGGGAACGACTACGGTATACTAGCTCACCTCGGCTTTTCGGGTGAGAACTTGCTCCCGGCTTTTTGGGAGTTGGTTCCCTACTCGTGGGTCGTGGATTACTTTACAACCGTGGGTACGTTTCTTGATGATACTTTCAATGTTATACCTGGAAGTATGTTTTATAGCGGCTATACCAGACGTTATGAATGCAAGGCGCAAGTCATTACCACATGGAAACCGTGGACTGACTATGTTATTAGTCCTAGCAATATGACTAATAAGTTTGAGCGCTTTGAGTTCGAACGTATACCCTTAGGCGGTGCCCTTCCTCATGCTGGATTGCGTTTTCGGTCCATGGATGAGATCGGCAATTTCGGAGTATCAAAACTCCTCAACCTTGCGTCTGTTCTCATACAGCGCATATAATCTCTAAGGCATTCCTATGTCTTTTGCACCTAGTACTCCGATTACCGGAGCGGCTGTCAGCGGGCTTACCAGCCCGACCTACACTATCGTTGCGGATGTGGCACCGAACATTAACGGCAAGCAGTACGCCGTTAGTGCTCTTGGTGGCACACAAACGAACGTGGACGTGAATACGGTGTCAAAACCGTTCACGATCACGTTCTTCCGTCCGGCAGTGCTGAGGGTCCTACCTCAGGCCAACCCGGTTACGGGGATTATTAAGAACGTACCGATGAACGTCTACAAGTTGATAACTCGTAAAGGCGTTCAGCCGGCAGCTAACCAGAACTCGATGGTCGCGCGTGTTACTACGACCATTGAAATTCCGGCTGGCACCGATACATACGAACCGGAAGATCTCAGGGCTCTCCTCTCGTCTCATTTCGGGACGGGTTGGAATCAAGCGTCTGGGATCGCCGACACGGTGATTTCGGGCGTACTTTAATAACCTCGTAGCCATTTGGAGTTATCCAATGGGTAAAACTGAAGATAGACTGATTAGCTTCTTCGATGTTTTGTCAAAGGAGTTGCGCAATGCCATCGTTAACGAAGACTGGAAAGTCTTCGCCATCGAACGGCAATTGTTTCGCATGCGTAAGCGTGCTAAACTTTCTCAAAGAGGTCTCCGTGCTAAAGCTGTCGCTGATTTTTGCGACGTCAATGGCATGGTTGGGAATCATGTTGTTGCTCTCCCTGAACGGGTTATTGAAAACTCTCGTCACTTCATTACTGTAGTGCTTGAGAGGTTCAACGCTCGTTTGTCGGATAGTAACATTCAGGAAACCCTTGATCTCGGGTATATGTTCGATCTATGGCGGTTTGGCCCCGGCGCCAGTAATGGCGTTCGGGGTACTCATACTGCCGAAAAGATCGTTCAGCCCATGAGCTGCACGACTCCTTGCGTGCCCTTGATTTTGATGCTTCGTCGAAATAACCTGTACTTTAGCCTCCATGACAATCTGAGGCAGGAGAATGGTTATTTGGAAGTAGAGGGCTCGCGCTTGACAACGGTACCAAAGAACGAAGAAACGGAGAGAACTATTGCTATTGAACCGTCCGGCAATATGGCCCTGCAGCTTGCCGCAGGAAAGTATCTTGAGGACGTGCTTCGCAGCATAGGGCTTGATATATCGCGTCAACAGCCTAAGAACAAGGCCTTGGCATGTAGCGGCTCGCTGTCTGATCGTCTCGCGACGATTGATTTAAAGTCCGCTTCTGATTGTATCAAACCTGAACTAGTTCAGCTCTTGATGCCCAAAAGGTGGTATGATCTGCTAATGACCTTGCGGTCACCGCAGACTGTACTGCCTAATGGTGAGGCTGTTCCACTGAAGATGATTTCCACCATGGGGAACGGTTACACTTTTCCCCTGATGACTCTTCTACTGGTCAGTCTCATTTACGGATACCGGTGTACCCGCGGAGGCCCAAATCTTTTTATAGACTGGGCTTCTACCGCAGTTTTTGGTGATGATATCATCATACCTGCTAACGAGTATGCCGGCTTTTGTGAAGTACTTCAAGGTGCTGGATTTATCGTTAATACCGATAAATCTTACTCCAAAGGGCCCTTTCGGGAGAGTTGTGGCGGTGACTACTACAAAGGATGGGATGTAACTCCATTCTACGTACGTGATCTTAGCCATGACCCTTCCATATACGTTGCGATTAACCAGTTGCTTGAGTGGTCTTCGAAGGTTGGAATATACCTCCTTGACTCGCTTTCGCACTTGGCGTCGTTTCTAAAAACTGGACCCTATATCGTTCCGGAATGGGAGTCCCCAGATTCTGGGATTCTTTCCTCCGGTTGCCCGAGCAGGTATAAGTACTATAAGCCGCGCCAGGAGTTCAGGGAGTTCGATAAGGACTCTCCGTTCGCCATGATGCTGTTTATAGGAAAATATATCGTAGGGCACAAAACAAGCTTGTTCTTTTTACCTCGACCGTTTAAAACGAGGTATCAAGTTTGCAAGGGCAGGTTGCCGAGGGGCTACCTATCCGGCTGGGATCCAAGCAAAAGATCCCATGCTAATACTTCCTTTATATCGTCC